ATTGTAATGCTTGTTGTTGTTCATACATTGCTTGCGCGCCGTTTGGTTCTTCTATAATTTCTTCTTCAGACATCATTTCTTCTCCGCCACCCATACCTTGTGAGTCTTCTGAAATTTGTCCACCTTGTTCTAAGTTATCCATCATGTTTTGCATAACCTCAGATCCTCTGTCTATATCTCCACCGCCTGCATTTCGTACAGCATCCGCAGTGAATACAAATTCGTTTTTACTTAATCTTGCAGGTACATCGTCGGCTCTTTCTTCGCCACCCATTTCTACAAAGCCACCTGTTTCTCTGTAATCTTTTTCTTGTCCACCCATATCAATCATTTCTGCTTCTTCAGTATCCATGATTCCACCTTCAGCTGCATTAACTCTTACACCACCACTAGGGTAACCAAATTGATTAGTTCCTGCCGGTGTTCCGTATCCTGGTACACTCATACCAGCCATTCCACCGTTAGCAAAACTATTTACGTCTAAGATCTCTCTTAATACTTTTAAACCACCAAAAGCGGCTTCACCTTTACCATCTACATCATAACCCATTTGTCCTAATCTATATTTTTCAAATTTAGTAAGAGGATCTACAACACCTGCTTCGCTATAACCTATTCTACCACCGTCAGCGGCCATAGCCATTGGTTGTTCCATACCTTGTGATTGTTCTTGTTGTTGCATTACTGCTTGAACAAATTGTTCAAAAGATAAATCTCCACCTTTGTTTTTATATTTTACAAATTCTGCCATAAGCATTTGTTCTGCTTGTGCATTACCAGCATCACCACCCATTGCTAAAAATGCCATAGGCTGTCTTCTACTTTGTCCTGCACCAGTTCTTGCAAAAGCTATTTCTTCATCTTCGTCATCTACTAACATACCATTAGCGTAACCTATTCTGCCACCATCAGCAGCAGGTTGATAAAAATTTTGACTAACATATTTTTTCTTAGGCATGAAAGCTAGCCCTACTCCAGAATCACCTTCACCACTGTAAAAATTTTTTGCTCTGTTTCTAATGTTTGCAACGTCCATAACTTCACCAACTTCTTCTGGCTCGTCATCTTTACCCATTAAAAAAGGAGCTGCTAAAGCTGTAGCACCTAAGCCACCAGCCAATATTCTACCTACACTAAAAGGATTATTTGCATCACCACCTTGTCTAAATATATTACCTATACCACCCATAAAACCTTTACCGCTTTGTAGTCCAGCTAAAGATCTTCCACCAAATCCTTTTAAAGCACTAAGTCCAGACATAGCCTTAGATCCTAAAGCTCCAAAGTTGCCAGCTAAAGTTCCGCCTCCACCTAACATACCTCCAGTTAAATACATTCCACCACCAATTAAGGCAGCTTTACCTAGTGGACTCTTAGCAACTTTCTTAACAGCACGCGTAGCTTTCTTTACAAGTTTACCTAAAAAGTAACCCTGTCTTGGAGCATCTAAAGCCCCTAAACCGCCTTGCATTTGTTGTGGTTGTTGCATTCTTGAAATAGCCATAATTTAATCCTAGTTTATCTGTTCTACTTGGTTTTACTAAACAAATCAAGAGTAGGCATGATAACTTTTACGTCCTGTGCCATCTCTTCTGGCTTAAAACCTTTAGCTTCCCAGTCTTTTCTTGTTTTAAAAATCTCACCAGTCTCAAGGTGTCTGTAAGTCTCTTCTACTTTAGCATTATATACTTTCATTAATCTATCTTCTCCTTTTTGATGTTTAGATAACTGATAGCTATGTCAAATGAGTCTGTGTTACTTGATTGTATTGTAAAAGCAGACCCACCTTCTACTATTAAAGGTTGGGTTAATAATTCTTTTGTAACATTAGCAGCAAGTGCCACTGATTTTATGGCTGTAATACTGTTATTAGTTACAGTCACCGTTGGTGTAGCCGCAGATGTAACAAGCAGTGATTTAATAATTATAGTTTCATTAACTAAAGGATTACCTGCTCCAAACGGAACTAAAGCATTCCCTGTTGTATCATTATCTATACCTTTAAATTTGTATTGATTTACTACTGCCATTATTCTAAAAAGAAACTCTTAGCTTCTATCTCCTGTTTTACTTCTTCTTGGAAAGAAGAATTTAATTTTGTAATAATACCATCAAGATCCCTAACCAAAGATTGTATATTCTTTTGTTCATATTCTTTTGTTGCTCTAGTTAATGATTGTACAATTTTTGCCATTATAAAATACTTGCTAGTCCTCCGTCTTTAAAATTTACTCTACCACCAAAGAAGTATCCGGCTCTACCACCACTTCTTAAATTCTGGTTGTAACCTTGAGCTGAACCTGTACCCTTTGCATTAGCAGATCTTACATTACCTGCATTGTGACCGAGTCCTGCAGCTTTACCATGGTCTGATGCTCTACTAGTGCCTGGAGTGTTACCACCACTTTCACCTTGGATAGTACTTGTTGTACCAGTGTTTGGATCAGTCCCTCTTGTACCTACTAAACCAGCTAGTCTATCTTTTTCTGCTTGAACTTTTGCTTTTTCTTTTTCTTTTATTGCGTTTAATTCTTTCTTTTTTTCCATGTAAAATGCTATTTTTTGTTGTTTCACTTTAGAAAATCCTTCAAGCTCCTCGTCAGTATAATCTGTGTTATAATCTTCTACATAGTCTGCATAATTACCAAACAAAGATCTTGTATTAATTCCATATATATCTTTTGATAGTCCTGAATTATTTTCTCCGAATACTGTTGGACCTGTGTAACCCATATTCATATTTATAAATTGTTGATCGGTTGGTGATAGTGTATTAAATTGATCCATAGCATTAAGTGCCATACTTACTGGACCAAAACCTTTTATATTACCCATAAAATTACTAGTTTTATTTTTAAAATTTCCTAAACCACTTTGTATTTTACCGGCCATAGTTTGCTCTAAAGGAACGTCAGTATTAGTTCCAATATATTGTCCTAAATCCGCACCAGTTAGTTCTTGTTGTTTATAACTTGGCATACCCATAAAAGTTTTATCAAGTTTACTTTGATATAAACCATCAACTAATGGAGTATCTTGATTACGAAAATATCTATCTTTTGTAGTTGTATTATAATCTTGTATTAAACTATTAGGAGAACCAGCAAAATAATTATTACCACCACCACTATTTGTAAAAGAATTTGTATTTGTTATCCCACCTGATACAGGTGCTGCAGTCGGTGTCGTAGTTGGTGCAGTAAACCCTGTTCTATATTTTTCTTGAGGAACATATTGAAAATCTTTATATATATTTTGATCTCCTTGGTTATAAAAAAGTGGTGCAGCCATTATCTCATCCCTCCTGGTGCAACGTCTAATCTAAATGTACCGAGTTTCCAATCTTGGTTAGACCCTGTGTTAGAAACTTTTAATGCAATAGACCTTGCTCTAATTCTAGTGCTTTTAAAAGTAGTTGTTGAATCAATTGGAAAATTTGTAGTAACCGGTGTGCTATTAGGGTAGGCTCTAGTTGTAAAACTAACTTGAGTAGTACCGGTTTGATTTATAAAATCTGGTATGAATCTACTAATCCTCATAATGTATTCACCATCTCCTCTAAGGTCCGGTGTTCCCACAGCTTGACCTGTATTACTTCTTTTTTGAGTGATGTCAAAATCACCTGATAATATGTTTGCTTGGATAGCTGTTACAACTCCCCCTGCATTTACTTGATCGGTCCCTGTTTCCTGATTATAATATATAGTAATACCATCGGTATTACCAGTAACATCGAAAGAATCATTATCAGAAGAAGTATAATAAGTTGCATGAGGTCTATTAAACACAGACGAATCTTGCCATGCTGTTCTGTCCAAGCTACCTGTAGTCCATATAGATTGTTTTGCTGATGAGTCTAGATAATTATAAGTCACCACTCGATCAACTGCATTAGAACCTTCACTACAATAAAACCAATTTATCTCACCAAACAAATTGTTTAGTCCACAGTTAATTAAATCACGGGATGTATCATTGATACTATCATAAACGTAATCTTCAACAAGACACGGCATAGATTTTAATTGTCCATCGTAAGTAAAGAAACCATTCTCTGACATCCAATAAGAAGACCCATCTACTTCAACACATGCATTCTTACCAAATAAACCACAGTTAGTCCCTACTTGTTCAAAAGAAAAGGTAAAAGGTGCTCCAACAAATCTCATCAAAAACAGTGCGGTATCGGTCCACACATAAATTGCATCCCTACCTTTAATTGCTCCCATAATTTTAGAACCATCTGCTAGTCTTTGTGTACCTGCAGTGTTTTCAGCTCGTACGGTGTATGAATCAGTTTGATCAATACTTTCCTGGTCCGAGAATCTAATAAACATATCATCTTTAGTAGTAGGATCCCCAACAGTAGTTTCAGTTCCAAAAAATACTAAGTGTCTGTCAGGAGTTGAAACTAATACATGACGTGATGCTGTCGGTGCATTAGGTAATACTGTTGCTCTATTTGCCGTTGCGTTTGCAGCTGATGCATCCCATTCAAAACATTTACCATTATAAATAAGTGCAATAAGTTTTGTACCAAAATTATCTAAAACCCATAAACCTGGATCAATAGTAAAGTCAGAAGAAGCAGGATCTCCCCATCCATTATAATTAGTAATATTGGTTACTGTAGCCCCAGCACTGTGAGTTGCAGCAGTAGTCCCGTCAACTCCTCTAGCACCACCGGTTAAAGTATTTGTAGTTGTATTATTATTTGTGTAACTAATAAATTCAGTTCCTATTTGTATTGTCCCTGATGCTGGAAACGCTGACGTGCTGGCTAAAACAATTGTAGTTCCTGTTGTATTTGTTAAAGCTGTTTGCAAAGTTGTTGCTGAGGGACCAATAGATGTACCACCAAATAAACCTGCACCCCAACCGAAACCTCCAAGTTGTTGAGCGGGTCCTACAGTATAATAACATAGAATAGAAGTTGATCCTGCATTTGTTACCGGTGTCCCTGTTTCCTGGGCCGCCATTGTAATTGTAAAAGTCGTACCGCTTGGTACAGATGTAACCATAAATTTTTTATCTTCAAATGTAGCATTAGTAAATGTAGAACCACTTAATCCAGTAACAGAATCAAACAATACAATATCATCTTCTGCCAAACCGTGATTGCCTGTACAAGTTATTGTAACTGTCGTTGAACTTGATGTACTTGTAAAATTGGCTCCTGTTAAGGTAACTCTTATAGGATGAATATCGTAGTAGATACCACCTGAATATACATACAGAATTCTATTGGTTCCAATTGCAGCATATTTAATACCTGAGTTATCATCCCAATGATGAAGAGCTCTTGCTACACCTGTTAGTTTTGACTCACCTAATTGAGTCCAACCACCTATTTTTTCAGGGCTTCCATATCTAAAACGAACAAAGTCGCCATCAAACCATTGTCCCTCAGCCCCGGTCTCTGTAACTTGTTTGTTGAACCCTGGTGCAAAACCTAATTTTTGTAACATATAGCCTCATTATAATACTATTTTATTCCTGATGGTAGACCTAGCTTAGCTCTTCCATCAAATTTATTTTTGTTTGCAAATGGGCCATTCACATGATTATAATGTAGAAATACTTGACCGCAAATGTCCCCGTCAAAAGGCTCTCGCCAATGTTCAAGTTCACAGCCACTATATACTAGCATGTCCCCTACTTCAAGCAAGACTTTTGTCCCTGCCGGAGCGTTAGGTTTATGGATATT